CGTAGCGGTAAGACGGAACGCGCGAAGCGACGCGTCGTCCGGGAGGCCCTGCGTGCCTTCAAGACGGGCGGCAACCGCCGCTATGGCTGCGGCGCGCCGACGTTCAACCAAGCCAAGTCGATCTTCTGGGACGACCTCAAGGCGCTCGTCCCGAAGTGGATGCTCGACGGACGCCCCAGCGAGACCGACCTGATCATCCCAATCATCGGCGGCAGCGAGATCCAAGTCTTCGGCATGGACAAACCGGCGCGCATCGAAGGCCGTCCGTGGGACGGCGTCGTGCTCGACGAGTACGGCAACATGAAGCCCACCGCGTGGACGCAGAACATGTACCCCGCGCTGAGCACGTTGGGACGCGAGGGCTGGGCGATGCTCATCGGCGTGCCCGAAGGTCGTAACCACTACTACAAAATCGCGCAGAAGGCGCGCGCCGACGACAGCGGCGAGTGGGACCTCTTTTCGTGGACGTCGGCCGAGGTGCTGCCGGCACACGTCATCGAGCAGGCGCGCAAGGATCTCGATGAGCTCACGTTCCGCCAGGAGTACGAGGCGAGCTTCGTCAACTTCCAAGGGCAGGCGTACTACCAATTCGACGCCAACCTGCACACGGCAGCNCTGCGCGACCAGTACAACCCCGCCGGCGACCTCGTGCTGTGCTTCGACTTCAACGTGGACCCCGGCGTCTGCGCTGTCGTGCAGGAGATCGAGCTGCCGCGCCGCGTAGCGCGGGCAGCTGCGCCGATCGAAGTGAACGGCGTGCCGCTGTTCACGAAGGTTATCGCCCCGGCGCAGTACGGAACCGGCATTATCGGCGAAGTCTACATCCCGACGAACAGCAACACGCCGGCCGTGTGCCGAAAGATTATCGCCGACTGGGGTCTCCACCGCGGCCGGGTTTTCGTGTACGGCGACGCAACGGGTGGCGCCCGCGGTACCGCGCAGACCGAGGGCAGCGACTGGGACATCATTCGCCGCGAGCTCTTCGGTCATTTCGGCCGCGAACGCGTGTTCATGCGGGTGCCCGATTCAAATCCGACGGAGCGCAGCCGTGTAAACGCGATGAATTGCCGACTGATGGGTGGCGATGGGACTATCCGGCTGCTCGTCGACGGCAAGCATGCTCCGCACGTGGTTGAGGACCTAGAAGGCGTCCGGCTGCTGGAAGGAGGTAGCGGGGAGATCGACAAAAAGCACGACCCGAAGATCACCCACATCAGCGACGCGCTGGGGTACTACGTCGTGAAAGAGTTCCCTGTGCACAAGAAGCGGTCGTTCATCACTGAGGCGGGTGTCCTATGAGTTCGAAATCAATGGTCGAAGTACCGATCATCGAGTACACCCAGATGCTGCCGCTGTGGCAGCTCACCGGCGCCTTGTGGGGCGGCACGCCTGCGATGCGCAAGGCGGCGTCCAAGTACCTGCCGCAGGAACCCGCGGAGCCCGTCGCGGCGTACGACGTCCGCGTCCAGCGCAGCATCCTCACGAATTACTACAAACAGACGGTCACGCGACTCGTCGGCAAGATTTTCAAGCAGGCCATCACGCGCGGCGACGACATCCCCGCGCAGGTCGCGGCGCTGCTCGACAACATCGACAACATGGGCACGGACCTCGACACGTTTGCCCAGCAGTGGTTGAACTTCGCCATCAACGACGGCGTCTGCCACGTGCTCATCGACAGCCCGAACACCGAAGGCCTGCCCGTGGACCCCGCGCTGGGCGCACCCACCAAGGCCACGGAGAACGCCGCCGGCGTGCGTCCGTACGTCACGCTCATCAACAGCGAAGCGCTGATCGGCTGGAAGTCGGTCATGCAGGACAACGGCAAGCGCGTGCTCACGCAGATCCGCGTGTACAGCTGCGCGTATGAACAGGACCCCGCCAGCGAGTTCGGGCAGATCAAGGTGGAGCGCGTGCGCGTCATCGAACCGCGCATGCACCGCGTCTACAAGAAGGGCCCGACGGACGACGACTTCATCCTCGAGTCGACGCGCATCACGACGGACGACGTCATTCCGCTGTACTCGCTGTACACGAACAAGCGCAGCTTCATGGTGGGTGAACCCATGCTGCTCGACCTCGCCTACCTCAACGTCGCGCATTGGCAGTCGGACAGCGACCAACGCAACATCCTGCACGTCGCGCGCGTCCCCATCTTGTTCGGCGCTGGCCTCGGTGAGGACGACGCCGGCACAGACTTCAAGCTGCAGATCGGTCCGAACAGCGTCACGCGTGGCCCGCAGGGCTCGACGCTGACGTACGTCGAACACGGCGGCAAGGCAATCGAATCCGGCATGAAGGACCTCGAGTCGCTCGAGGTGCGCATGGCGTCCATCGGACTCGACATGATCACGCGCCGCACGGGCGACGCCACTGCGACGGGTCGCGCGCTCGACCAGCACGAGGTCGACAGCCCGCTGCAGACCGTCGCCAAGAACCTCGAGGACTCCGTCGACAAGCTGCTCGACGGCTTCGCGGCGTGGTATTCGCTGGGCGAGGACGCCGGCGGCACCGTCGAGGTGTTCAAAGACTTCGGCATCTCCGCGCGTGACGCCGAGGACCTCAAGACGATGCTGGAAATGCGCAAGAACGGCGACTTGAGCCGCGACACCTTCTGGCAGGAACTGGTGCGCCGTGGTCTACTGCGTGACGACTTCGACCCGCAGCAGGAAATCGACTTGCTGGAAGTCGAGAGCACGAAGGCCCTGGAAACAGCGGTCGACACAGCCAAGGCGATGGGAGAGTTAGGTGCCGACGGTAAACCAATCAATTCGGGATCGACTGGTGGAGCAGGATCTGGTGCTGCGCCGGGCGGCGGCGGGGACGAATAACCGCGTCCAAGCCCGTCTGGCGCAACTCGACCGAGACCTCAAGGCGTTGCTCGAAAAGATCGACCCGATGGGCGTCAACGGCACGCAGCGGCAGTACCAGCGGCAGGTCAAGCTGCAGGTGCGCAGTGCCAAGCTCATCAACGAAGCCTACGCCGACTGTCGGCGCATCACGCAGGAAGACGCGTGGCGCGTCGGCAAGGCGGCTGCCGACCTACTCATCAACGCACTACGACAGGAGATCCCATGAGCGAAGCCAACCTCATCGTCAACGACCTCAGCACAGAGCTGTGGCGCGAGTACGATTTCAACGGTCGCGTGTACCGCATCGACAATCCGGTGACGCTGTACCAGCGGCGCGGCGGCAGCACGCATCGCGTCGTCGACAGCGAAGGCGTCGTGCACTGCGTGCCCGGCCCGAGCAACCCGTGCGGCGTCGTACTGCGCTGGAAGTCGCGCGACCCCAGCAAGCCCGTGGACTTCTAGGAGAACCGACGTGACGACGGCCTGGCTCATCGAGTACGGAACTCCCGCCGTTTACTTCTGCGAGGACGAGCAGTGGTGCAGCAACGCCAGCCACGCGCGCCGGTTCCCCACGGAAGCCGAGGCGCGCGCCGTCGCGCAGCAGATGTTCGACCTCACCGGGTACATGCCGCGCGTCGCGGAACACGCTTGGGTGGACTGACATGGGCGAAGTCGTCGTATTCACCGGGATCACGAAGCTCGATCTGCCTCCAGACCGCCTCCTGGAGGCGGCTGTCGGGCAGCTCGAGGGCGTTGTGATCGTGGGATACGACAAGGACGGCAAGGAGTACTTCGCCAGCTCTTACGCTGACGGTGCCGACGCGCTGTGGCTGCTGGAACGCATGAAGCTCAAGCTACTGCGCATCGTTGACGAGATGTCGGAGTAACCTGTGCCCGCCGCCACTCAAATCCAGTTCGAAGAAAAAGCGATCGACCAGCGCACCGCGCAGCAGCTGGCGAGCGGCGCCGCTATTGGCGGCACGCCTGTGAAGGAGTGGTGGCGCCGGCAGTCCGCGCTCACACAGCAGAAGTTCATGGACGCCGTGCGCACGTCGATGCGCAACGGTGAGACCAGCGCGCAGGCGGCGACGCGCGTCTTCGGCGGCACGATCAACGGCGTCAAAGTGCCTGGCGTCATGCCGGGCACGCGCGCCAACGCAGCGGCGCTCGTGCAGACCAGCATGAACCACGTCACCAACCAAGCGCGGTTGGCGACGTACCAAGAGAACACCGACGTCATCAAGCAGGTCCAGCAGATCAGCACGCTCGACAACAAAACGACGGACATCTGCATCGCGTACAGCGGTGACGTGTGGGACGTCGTCACGCTGGAGCCCGTCGGTAAGTCGCACGCCTTCAACGGCGGCCCGCCGCGGCACTTCAACTGCCGC